TTGTTTTATGAGGGTGTCCTTCCGACGCCATCATTATAACACATCTGCTATCAGATGTAAATAGTCTAATTAAAAAATTTCAAAATTCACGAATAAATGTTTTTTGAGGGCGAATATCCGCATAAAAAAACCACCTGCGTTCTTTGTCAGCGTACACAGGTGGTTTTATTTCTTGTGTCAGTGTGATTCGAGGTAGTTGTAAGCCATCCGGCTGACCCCGGCTTCCGTGTAGCACTTTCCGAGTGCTCCGGCAACTTCTGCCCACGAGTAGCAGCGGACAAACCGCAGCCGGAAGATCAGATAAAGCCGGGCATCCATGATGCTCTTGCAGTACGCCTCGACCTTGGGCTTTTCTTCCGCTGCCTGTTCCTCCAACCAGCGGACACGTTCATCCATGTCAGCCAGTTCCACAGCCAGATCCGCCACCTTGTCCCGAACACCGGGCGTATGTGGCATACCCGTCAGCTGTGGGGAGGCAGGATTGATTTTCTGCCGAAGATTCTCCAAGGCTTCACGGTCTTTTTCGAGGGTCATCTGAATGTCATAATACTTGGACAATTCCTGTAGTGTCACAGCCTACCTCCGTCATAATTCAGCTGCCGTTTTGCAACGGTGCTTCTGTTATTTTATCACATTTTGCCGTTGGAAGATAGACAGGAAACCCAGAAATTATGTGGTCCGCTCCAATTTTGCACAATCCCGGCACCTCATAGGTCTGGCCGTTGGAATCGGTGCGTTGGATAGGCGGGTCGAGAGGTATGTAGTTCTCACAAGACAGGCAGCTCATTCTTCCACCCTCTCAATTTTCGGGAACGGCTCATGCCCCAGCGGAACGGGTTCGAAAGAACGGTTTGTTGTGCGTGGCTTTTCCCGCTTGTCTTTCGGACTGTCCAGCCACCGCTGGTGCTCGATGGCGTGTACAATGTCGATACACGTTCCCCATGAATCGTGCTGCCGTCCACGGTAGCCACGCGGTGGAAACGCCATTTTGTAGGCGGCCTCAAACGATTTTTCAATGCTGTCGCACCGCTTTTTGAGAGCGGTATCATAAATGTACTCACCACTGCAAGCTTCAACGCGGGGTATGCCGTCATATGTTAGATCTTCCGCCAGAGCATCGAACTGCCCCATGCGAACCCTCATATACTCGTCCACAGCCAGCCCGATGACGCGCAGCTGCTCTTCCGAGATCTCAATGCGGTACTTCATTTTCATCGTCCTTTTCCGTTTTTTTCATGCCCAAGAAATCACCCATCCCGTAGCTTCCATCCTTGCAGCTGTGAAATTCAAACTGTGTTGGCGCGTTTGGAGATTCAAACTGCGGGGTGATGCCAGAAGATTCGAGAACTGTATACATAGTGGCCGTGGCCGCCGTGTCCTTGTCGCCTGTTCCAGAGTGACAGAATTCTTTTCCGCAGAGGCGGCATTTATAGATTGCCATGTACATTTCCATCTGTTTGCTTACCTCCTTCGTATTCGCCGGACAGCACCAGAGCCATGGCCTCACAGATGATGGTTACCTTGACCCGTTCAAGGTTTTCCCATGACAGGTCTTTCGGCCTGTCCTTGCGCTGCCCGGCGGTCTTCTGCATCAGCATCTGACGCAGTTCCATGCAGGCCTCTTTGAGAGCCGGGTAGTTGGCTTTCAGCCCGCCCATCTGCATAAAGATCCACATGGTATCCAGCATCGGGTTTTCCCATGGTTCAGGCTTTACCATCGGCAACCTCCATTTCCTGCACATAGCACCAGCTTTGAGGCGGTCTGTTCAACCTGTCAAGGTCAGCGCAAATACAGCCCTCATTCTCAAAACCGCTGCCTTTATTTTTCAGCTTATCAGCGCTTTTGCAGTGCCATTTTCCATCTGCGCCAGCATACCTTTTGGCGCAATGGCACAGAACACTCCAAATCGGCTTGGGCGCATCATAGATTTTCAGTTTCGTGATGTGCCACGCAAACAGCTCTGGCGCAGATTTTGCATAGGAGTTCAGTTCGGACTTTGGAATGCAGGATTTTTTGATATCCCGTATCTCTATCGCTATATCATCGTTTCCGAATTCGTTGAGAGATAGATAGCAATAATCAAAATTATTGTCGATTCCCATCCGCTGAATAGTGTCTATCTTGTAGCAGGTGAATTCACCAATAACGAAACCATCCATCCGCTGCCAGCCTTGAACAGGAATAGTCCGTAACCATCCTTCTGCGGTTTTCGTGCAGTAGATATAAACCTTGAACGGGGTTTCCAGCTTTGGGCGGGTCTTTCGCACTTCAACGGTCTTTTCGCCACTGAGAATCTTCTTGCACCAGTCAGGCTGGATACTAATAAGAACGGCCTTGCTCATTTCACCACCTCCGGCGGCTCCAGCAGCGGAGCCCAGAACTTCACGGCACCATAAGGCGTATCTACCGCTGGGCGGCCATCCTCGATGTACCACTTGCCGTTTTCAATCCAGCCCTTCATGGTGTTCCGGCTTTCGCAGCAAACCCACACAAGTTCGCTCATGATGCAGCAGTGCTTTTCTCCCGCATTCTCCCAGCTTTCATCGTGGACAGGCGGCGGGGTTTTGGCATCGTGCCACGATACGCGGCGAATAAAGTCAACGACCATGCGGGATGCTTCTTTCAGCTTTTGAGCAGCCTGTTCCTTACCCTTGAACCCACCGTAATACTCGACCTCTGCCAGAGCGTCCATGTCGGTTTCCGGGTCGATAAAGCGCAGTGCTTCTTCCAACGTCATTTTAGTTCCTCCTTCTTCAGGCAGATCCACGGATACTCGCTATGCTTGAGGCCATGAATGTACCGCATTCGTGCCTGGATGCAGCGACCATATTCGGAGCAGCCAGTGCAGAATGGCTCCCGGTTGTAGAGCATCTTGGAAACATCCTGATACGGTGGAATATGAGAAGACGGCGTTGTCTGCGCAAACTCCTTGGCGAAGTAGAATTCCACCTCGTCGGCTTCTTCCTGCCGACTGATCTGCCCGGAAGCATCGATTGCGACAAGCGCGATGGACAGCAGCACCGCGATGCCGATGCCGGCAGGAATTACAATTGCCCAGTTCATTCTGTGTACCTCCGTGTGTCCTTGTTCCAGTGCAGCGTGATAGGGTTTCCGCACTTGCACGGCACTGTAAATTCCTGTTCCGCAATGTTGGTCTTGCCCTTGGCGTGGAACTCGCAACAGCTGCATTGGAACTCATACGGCGCAAGGCCACGTTCCAGTGAAATCGTAGCCCCGCAGCGGCAGCCGATGGACATTTGCGCAACGTGGAGGTATGTACCGAACTCCTTGCCGCAGCAGGGGCAGCACAGGCGCAGCAGTCCTCGTGCGCCGGGCTCCGGCGGGCGATTACTCTTTCTCATGGTTGGCTCCTTTCTCGGTCTGAAGCTGAATCACTTCCCGGAACAGCAGCTCATTGTTGTGCTCCGATTCAGTCATAAAGTTGATGTACTCCCGGAACAGCTGGCGGTCATGCTGCCGCCGGCTGGTTTCGCCCAGCAGGGCACCGATAGCCACGCCCACGGCCAGCAGCGCAATGTTGATGAAGATCTGATCAGGCATTGTCATCACCCAGCACTTTCTCGATGAGGTCAAAGACCATTTCTCGGTCTTCGGTGGTCAGAAAGTCAGCCGCCATGATTTCAAACTTGAGGCGGTCAGCGTATTCTTTCAGGTCATCCATGGTTTACTCCTCTCCCAGCCGGGCAAGGATCTCGTCGCCCTTGTCCAGCAGTTCATCTCGCCGCTTTTTCTGCTCGGCCTCCAGCTTTTCCATTTCAGCCTG